ATTGCGACAAACAATGCAGCCAAGAGACGCTACTTTGTCCATGTGTTCTTTTTCTTTTTTATTCGCCATGCTTCATCAACTTCCCTAAAAACCAATGCAAAAACGTCTTTGGAGCACTTCTTTTTTCTCTTATCTTCGCAACGCAAGAGGGGCACAAATAACGATCCTTACGCTTTTTAAATAACTTTGTTTTGCTTGGTATTACTTCGCGGCATGAGTCACATATAACCGCTTTGTTAAGGCCACGTAAAAATACTTTCACTGTTATCTCCCTCCACAGGCTTCATGGTTAAGCCTCTTTTTTTCATCTGCGGTATAACTCTATCGCTTAAATGTCTATTGAACTTATCGATTAAGCATTGTGGCTCACCATCGTACAGATTCTGCAAAGTATCAATCCAATCAACACTTTCTTTGTATGAATCCAATATTTCAGCGTCAGTAAAGTCATCCCAATGTAATTCTATTTGCTTTTCTTGCCACTTCTTTGGTAGAAACATTATTATGATTGCTGGTAATTTCATTTATCTATCTCCAATATTTTTCCAGCGCCAAACAGTTTTCATTCCTCTCAACTTTTAGAGTTTTGGCGATAAAACTTAATTACTCTTTACATGCTTAAAGCTACGAACACGCCAGCCGTCAGCTTCCATTTCATCAAGGTGCTGCTGCCAATCTATATAGCGGTTATATCTCATTGTTTGATACTCCACCTTTGCGCCTCTAATCCCGTAATAGCGCGGAGTTAACTTTGTAAACTCAACTATAATATCTTCTGGTTCATATTCTTTATACGCTAGGTAAATTTCTTTTAAAAGCCCAAAAAAACTCATTGTATAACCCTCAAAGACTCAGGAATCCTACTGTAACTAAGCTTTGCGACAACCTCTTCAAGCGAGTCTATGTATTCGTTTTGTTCGTCTATCTCTTTTTGTTGAGACTTGATAATTTTATCAATATCTTTTGAGTAGCAATTGTCTTGCGCTCGTAGCCATTCAAATGTTTTATCTTTATTCATTACTCATCCTTATACTTTAACTCTAAGCCATTATTGAACCAGTATAATCTTAAGCTATCTCTGTATAGATTGTGTTGCTTTGTTTTAAACAGTGATGTTACCTGCAGAATATCCATCACGTTAATTTGCTGCTCTCGACTCATGCTGTAAAAACCTATTTTATCGAGCGTGAAAGATACTCTTCTTGCGTAATCAGGAATAGATAATAGTATTGGTAGTCCGTGGTCTAACTTGCATGTATTGCCAGCGGTCCTAATATCGTCTCCTGTAAATTCTGATATTTGCTTGTACCAAACATGCTGCTGCGCGTTAGCTGATAGAGTTCTTTTTCTATCCCAATCATCTATTATCACGCGATAGTTTTTATTCGTAGTGATCAGATTTTTAAGTTGTTCAAAAACCCATAATAAAGAGTTGGCGTTTAACTTAAATTCTTTCATGCCGATAGCGCCAAAATCAAAACAAGTGAAAACAAAACAGTTTTATCAATATCGCTAACATCATCATTATTAGATATAAGAATAGCACCTTTAATAAAAATGATAGCTGCGATAAACGCTAGTAAGACTTTCACAACATACACCAAACAACAAAAGTAATTAAAATTACATTCAATGTAAAAAATATTACCTGCTGCCTTCTAGCTTTTAAATTATCGTCGTGTCTCATAATTCAAATTCCTTCTCGATTTCTGCCAGCTCTTTTTGATGTTCTAGCAATCTACGGCGCTCTGTTTTTTCTTTCGCTGTTTGAGTCTGGCGTCTTGGCGTCATGCTCTCAGCGTTAAGGGTTTTATAAAATGTTGCGAACTCCGCTTGTGTTAGTGTGTTTGCGTTACTCATTTCACTTATCTCCTGCTGTTTTATTAAACTTAGCACAATAAATACAGTAATGTGGTTTGACCAGTGAGATTATTTTGCTATTATTGAGTTGAAACTTTTATCTCCAGTTTCTATCGATGTTTCGCCCGGTCGTGGTTAGTTGGTGGCCGGGCTTTTTTATAACCCTCACTAACAAGGACGCAAGCGCCTTGTAGTTTCGAGTTATGTGTTCTTCCCAATGTTATAAATAGTTGCAACCTGCGAATCATTAAGTCCGCGCTTTTTCGCTCCTTCTAAAGCATTTATTACCGTTTGCACTCCATGGTGGTAAATATCCAACTCTTCGGCATCATGGTATCCACCAAGGTAATCTAAACACCCTTTAGCTATTGCTATGGCATCATCAAAACACATAACAACAGGCTCAATCGGACTTGCTGTAGTTGGGTTTTTATCTTCGTCTTGCATCTTCGTCATCCTTATTTATTCGTTGTAATATTTGCGCTCACAATCCGCAAGCGCGGTTAGCCTAATGGTTATTTAACGTAACAATCGCCATCTTTCATCACTATATTTATACGCTCTATTCCAAGATCGTAAACTTTTTCATTCATACACTTTATTTCGTCCTGATAGCGCTTCTCAGCCTCGTTCCAATCCTTAACTATAGTCGGCAGGGCTTCGACATATAAAACCGCCACACTTGCGATTAAGGCGCTTATAGCTAGTAAATTCTTAATCATCTCGTTACCTTCAATTCCTTATCACCAATAGCTCTGAACAATTCTGAAACATTCATATTGTAATAGCTGGCTATTTGCTTTAACTGCTCTTTTTGTTTGTTTGAAACATTAACTAAAACTTGCTTTGTTTGTTTAGCTTTCTTTTTCATGTTCAATACCGTATTTTTCACAGTAATCTATAAACGGCTGGCGATTGTCTTTTAATAGCTCTTTAAAAACCAGCTTACATTCGTCAAGTTGGTTCTTAGCTTCTATGTATTTGCAATGCCAACGATAAGCACCTATGTATTTTGGATCTATATTTTTCAAAATTGATTCCTCTTTTTCACTACTATAAACCAAATTTAAATGCCATGTGGTCGGATGAGTGTTTGAACTTACGTTAAGGCTCGAAAGCCTACTTAAATATAATAACTTCTGTTTAACCAGTAATTTGTTATTTGTCCAGCTTTAGATTTTTTCTCGTATAGTTTATTCCTTTGTTTTTGACGAATTATAAAGTCTTCTGAGATTTTCTTATCTATTGTTGGATCAGCTTTAAGTTCAATTAACTTTTGGAAAGTGTTGTGCATAATTATCCCTACTTTTGTGGAGTCTCGATAGCCCTATTAATTGCATTCGTGATTGCTTTAATTGTTTTTACACCTGCATCACTATTAATCATACCGTCAGGCTGTATTGAGTCACGTAAAGCGATTAGTGTGTCATTTCTAGTTTCCAGAACAATATCGTTAATATCACTCACAACCGCATCAATATAGTTGTCGTGAAGTACGCCTTTTAAATCCGACTTTAGGTTTTTAATTAACTTCTCCGCTTTCGCCATTTGTTTCATTTCCTACTTTTGCGTATGTAAATTCATCTTCTTTGATCACTTCTTTATCAGCAACAAGACTCATTCTTGCTAACGACCTTGCCATTTCAGATGGCGTGTAATTTCTAACGTCACGAGCCATCATTTCAAAAAAAACCTAAAATAATCAACATCTAAGCCGTATTCGTTTTTAGCCATGTTCACCCCGTTAATTTTTGTTAAGGCTCAAAGCCTGCTTTTGTGTGAGCTGGTTAATTTGATACTCTAGATTTTGCAATTCATTTTGAACACCCGAATTAAGAGATTCGTAAAATTGCCAATCAGAGCTTTGGAATGCTGCTAGTTTATTTTGATGGAATTGCACTAACTGGCTAAATGCGTTTTCGATAATGCCAAGACGGGCGTTTAGTATTGCCATTTCTTTTTCTAACTCTTTTTCCATTGTCATTGCCTGATTTTATAAACTCTACGCATTAATATAACACCAAAACCCCGTTTAACTGCTCCGATGAGTTAAGCCTCGCTCGATAGCTCTTTGCCGATAATGCCTAATCTGATCACTATTCAATCCAAATTTACGGCATGATTCATTAATGCCATGCTCCTCGCTATACAGCCATATCTTCCGCACTAGCTCTGGTTTTGCTTCTCTGCTGCTATTCTTGCTGCGTTTTATTTCCGGCTCTGTATTGCCTAGGGAGAATTTTTCGATTACTGATAGGTTAAACATTATTGGTCCATATAGCTTAATAAGTGAGAAATAACATCAACGGTCCACCCGTTGCCGGTCATTTTGTATAATTGCGTGTTGCTGATACCGGCGTCTAACAGTGTATTAATATGGTGTTCTGGTATTGTTTGCAGTCTCATACACTCTCGAGGTGTGAGTTTTCGATATTTAAGGTTATTAATATCGCTATTGACAGCAAACTTTGGTGCGTGTGATGTTGTCAAAGTGTCAGTTTTGCCGGCTCCAGATTTTAATATTCTGCCTAGCTCGCTTATTCCTGATTTTCTAGCGTCGTTTTTGTGCGGCCTATACCCTCTATCATCTTCTGTTATACCTTTAACGCGCTCATTATCATTGACACTTACAACAAGGTGATTATTGTGCTCCCAGGCGTTAGCGCTCAGGCAAGGTGTTTTACCGTTTTCTGCTCTAATTCCACCAGGGTTATTGCCTCTAGGTGTTTGCATGATTAACAAATTATCTTTTTGCACCGTGGTTATGGTGTTGGTTTTATCATCGCCTCTCACTTCGATGCGCTGTTCGGTTTTTAGGTTGGGGTTATAATCATCCCGTTTGCCGGTTTCAGGGTTAATCTTGCGCCCTATCATTGCACCGCATTTTATGTAATCTCCTTGACGGCCATTTTTTACATACTCCATAGCTGACAAATTCTTAGCTTTACCGCCTAAATCGTCACGTAGTATTTTTTCATTCCGCTTACAGAATTTACTCGACATATAGGTAAAATCTCCATCTGCTTCAATAATATCTTTAAGCACAATCCCTTTGTCTTCTGGCTGCTCACATGCCCAGCTAGTCCAATAATAACGATTACGATTCTGAGCAGACACTAACGCGCTATTAATTAAAATTTTATGCACTTTACCTAGCGCTTGCTCTGTGTGGCGTGTGATATATTGTTCAAATTCCTTTTTCATCTTGACGTTTTCAATTAAGAAATGCGCTTTAGGGTTATTTTGTTTTACATGCTGCATTATCTCTAACATTGTCCAAAACAACATTCCGCGCTCGTCTTTATCGCCCAACTGCTTACCAGCCATTGACCATGCCTGACAGGGAAAACCACCGGTAACTAAATTAATACTGGGCCAGTCAATATCCCACTCGCGCCACTTGGTTACATCGCCTAACTGAATTGTATCAGGGTAAAGCGCCTGGGCTGCTTTGATTGCGTGTTTATCAATTTCGGCGCTGTAGTATTTATTAACTTCAATACCTAGGTTTTCTAGAGCCATATAGCCGCATGACATGCCGTTGAACAAACTTAAAATATTCATAATCTATTCTCTATTAGTTGTTGTGCTTTTGATTTAATCTGCTCAGACCTTTTTATTAACGAAGATTTGATTGGCTCTTTGTTTTTTAAGGCTTCAACGTAAACCACATGGGACTTGTAAGACAGGTAGGCAGACTCAGCCTCTTCGACTGAGTTGAAGTATCCTAAATTGATTATCTTTCCATTCCTGTTACATCTAGATCTAAACCTCTTGCCGCAAGATCCTATTGAAACACCAGTGGGAAGGCTCCTCCCTCTTTCAGGGATGGCAAAAAGCTTATTGAGCTCGCTGGAAATAAATACACAAGTAGACGGGGAATAAACTTTATTTCCACAAGACAATATATCCTTATCAAGCTCTTTTCCTTCCCATTCCTGCTTCATCATCCAAGCTTTAAATGAAGAGAATGTCAACCACTCATCACACACATAGCAATCTTTATATGTGCCGTGCTCTTCTGTGTATTTACCGTAATAGCACCGATGAAGCATCTGTTTCCATCTAGTGTAAAACGGGCAGGATATTCTTTTCCCTTTTTCACTTAATTGAACTATGTAATCGGCGTCATTGATGCCTTTGCCGTAAACCAGGCTTCTTCTACATAATGACTTACCTTTTGCTTTTATCTCTTTAAATTTAGACACTACAAACCCCTTTGAATTAAATCAGCGCAGACATTGTTTATCTCATTTTTGATCATATTTCTAAATCTTTCAAGATAAATACTGGGCAGTTCATTTTCCTCAAGACTCAATACTGGCCACCCCATCATTTGGGCTCTTCTTTGTTTCCAGTCCCAAGCCGTCCAATAAGTCATTTCATTGAGCTTCTTTATAAGGTTTAAATTTTCATTTATGGCTTCGGTCATTTTTTCAGCTTCATAGCCGTGCATATTGAAATGGTAAGAACATGTTTTTCTTGCGGCGCTGACGCTTGCTAATAATTTACAATTGTGCTGTTCGCATCGACCCCAATAACTAACCTTTTCGGGCTTTTGCTCTTGATTTACCTTCTCGTAAAGCTTTTCAACAGCAGCGGTTTTACTCACCATGATAATACCCGTCTAAAACTTTTGATAAATTAGCAGGCTTAACCAGCCATTCTATTGTTAACTTAAAAGGCTTTCTGTCACCAGCCTGAACTTTACCCATCAAGAAATCACTTTGCTTGACTGCTTCAAATAAATCGCGCCAAGACTGTTCAGTAAAAAAGTCAGCGCGTGTCAGACGGTCTAACTTACCTTTTAAATCATCAGATATTACCGTTTTGAGCTGCGCGTATGTCCCTTGATATGTTTCGTTGTAGATATCGCAAACACGCTGGGCTGATACGTTTACTGCTTTCTGCTGGCGCTTAACTTTACTCGCTCCGCCTTTAACCTCATCAACTCTTTCTGTTATTTTAAAGAATAGGTCTATTGGCATTTTAAACACACCATCAATAATTGCGTGCTCATCTGTAACCCATGTGACAGTCATCACTTCATTTGCTGGGACTTCCACTTTTAAATCGTCTGTTATTTGACGATAGGGAAAATTAAACCTTACCTTCACTTTATTGTCTCCTAATAAATTATGCTTTCTTTTCCACACTCGCCACAGTTGACTCTAGCTCCATAAAAATCTTTTTTTCCAGTGGCGTCTAAAAGGTCAGCGTCTTCGCCAGTGAATTTGTTTGTTAATCCACAATGCCCACACTTAAAACCAACCGGTAGAAGTCCGCGACCATCAGAGTACACTTCCAACATGTCACTAAGAATCATTTTATTATCTCCTAATCAATTTACGCTTTTAACTCTATTTTAAAACAGATAAGTTTCCATGATGACAACCACGTGTTTCTCCTGATTGCCACTGAATTAAAGGAATAGCTCTTTCAGGCTCAGAGCGTGTACTAATGTCGCCAGAAGTGCAATTGTTGGTGATGCCAACAATCATTCCAATTTCTCCATTGCTACTCTTTACTAAAATACCATGCTTACAGTCTTTCAATTCCATTTTATTCTCCAATAAATTATTCACACCCCAAACTCTACAACAAAAAATAGCGTTATGTGATCCGACCAGTTAAATTAAATTTATAGTTGATTTATTGCGCAGGATTGGCGATAATTTATTTGTTATTTGGAGTCGTGTCTGAATGATGAATAAGGTTTTATAGGTATTTCTGGCATTAACGACGATTAATGCACACGACCAGAGATACCCATAAAGCCTTTTTTATTACCTCAAATTCCCTCCAAGCAACATGCAATTGCTGTAAAGCCGATTCGGGCATTGCATTATAAATCTGATACTGAGTTACTAGTACAATCAGACAGTGCGGCAATGTTTAAGCTGAGAGCCTATATTGGATTAATCCTTGGGTGATACTCAATAGTTTAAACGTGGAAAGCTCTGCTAGTGTCGAAAGATAAAAAGTTTCCAACCAGAAAGAAAGATTCTGGCCTTCAAAGCTCTACAGACCGCTAGGTTATTGCTAGAAGTGAAAAGCCTTTAGTTGAATTTTAATAATTCTCTTTAGGCTTATTATGCCTTTAAGATACGACATAGGTTTTGCTAGACACTTATCTATAACTAATAAGGTGATTAAATGAGAAATACAGAAGCGGTAACGATAACTTACGAATACCTAAACAAGTACAAAACACCAAAGGGAGGCTACAACAGAAAACAGGTTGAAGCACTTGGACTGAGCTGGCCGCTAGTCTCTGGCTGGAAAGGTGAATTAATAGGAAAGGTGCTCACTGCCGAGAAAGCAAATATTTTTGAGTCAGCAGCTAAAAAACCGAATAAAAAACAGCCTAAGCAAAGCTTTAAGATTGACGATTGTATTGAATATTTATTCAAAAATACTGATAAGTTAACAATGCAAAATATAGCTAAACTTAGATTTGTTGAAAGAAAATGGCGTGATGTTTGCGGATTAACACATAAGGAATAGCAAAATGAAATTCGAAATAACTTTAGAACTAATAGAAGAAATGGCTGAATGTATTCATGATTGCTCATGGGTTAGCGGCGAAGAAATTGCAGCTTATATGAAATCATGCGTTACTGATGGTAACTACGACCCGGAAGATTGGAGCGAGAAAGGTCAAGGCCATATCGCAAAAGAGCGAAGCACTGTTAAGAGTGAGTTTCGACCAACTAAAGAAAGACTTGAAGAAATAGCAAAGCAGGGTGCTGAACTTTTTTTATGTGACGCAAGTGATAATTCTTGGAAATATAATCGTGATTGTGATTGCTGGGAGCCGCAAGAGTCAATTCAAGATAAAGAGGAATAAACAAAATGATTAATATTGTTGGCATGTCTGGTGGAAGAAGTAGTCTCCACTTGGCTAGAAAGCTTCAGTTAATGGGCTATAATCCTGTTTGTTTATTTGCGGACACTGGATTTGAGCATGATGAAACATATAGTTTTATAAAAAGATGCGTTAGCGAATTTAATTTAAATGCTCACTTTATACGCGCAGAAGTTAACGGCGAAGGTGTTGGTAATACGCCTATAGAGTTAAGTATTGATGATATAGGGTATAGGCCAGAAACCTTTGCTGCTCACTTCGCTAAATATGGTACTCCTACTTTCCACGCCAAGAATTGCACAGACAGGCTAAAGGGGATTGTCATGGACAAATGGAAGGATGAAAATTTCGGACGAAAAAACTATGTTACATGGACTGGTTTTAGAGCTGATGAAACGAGAAGGATTAAGGATAGAGAGCAGCAATTAGAATTAGTCGGTTTTGAAGCAGATAAGAAAAAAGTAAAAGTAAATACAAATCAAAGGTATTTAGCTGACATTTCCGAAGAATCAAAAAGCGACATCATTAAGATGTGGAAGGATTCAGATTTTGATTTAGGGATTGGCGAGCATAATGGTAATTGTCTTTTTTGTATTCACAAGTCTTGTGAGAAGCTAGCCCTATCGGCGAGAGAGAACCAAGAGAAAGCTTCTGATTGGATTGAATTAGTTAACGATTCAAATGTAAGAACAATGCCAAGAAACAAGCAGTTACCTCCTGATATAATGTATAGAGGATATCATTCATTAAACTCAATAATTAACACATTTAAAGATTATTCCAATGGTGACCTTGCTGAAGCAATAAATAAGGGAAGAAAGTTTGATAGCGGGTCTTGCTCAGAGTCTTGTGACCCGACACCGCAACTTTCACTTGTTCTTGACGACCATTATTAACACATAAGGAATAAACAAAATGAGCAATGTAAAAAGTATTTTCCCTGCAAATGATTTCAGTGTCATTTGTGATAACGCATCTAAAGAGGTCGAGTGCGGGATTATTATTGGGTATGACGAAGAAGGTGCACTTTGCGTTTATGGTGGCGGACTGCTTGACGGTAGGCAACCCTTACAAAAGGATTGGCTGTGGATGATTGAAGCTTTCAAGTTAAAAATGATGAATGGTGATTATTGCTAACACATCCGACCACATAACACTAAATAATGATATATAGTTAAGTTGAATTAATTAGGAGATAGAAAGAATGAATTATTTAACAAAACGTGAATACTACGCTGCACTGGCGATGCAAGCTTATCTATCTGGACGACTTTCTTGGACTTATGGTCTGGATGGTGGTTGTAGCACTAAAACAGATACAGAGGTAGCTAAAGAGGCTGTAGCTTATGCTGACGCTTTAATTAGAGAGCTTGATAAATGACACACTACAAAGACCAACACGAAGAATACGACCGCAACATCAACGAAATCTACACTAAGCAAGAGCAGAAACAAAAGCTTATAGGCTGGTTGATGGATTGCTTTGAAATGCAAGAAAGTGATGCGGTTAGTTATGTTGAGAAAAGTTTTAAGGATTTGAAATGATTACAAAATACAGAATAATCGAAGGCCGTTATCATCTTTACAAAATGCGCGGTTATAGACGCTCATTTATTGCCAGCTTTAAGAGTGAAAAGAAGATGAATGATTTTATTAGAGATAGTAAGTAACTCGCCACCTTAAGAGGTTTATCCTCTTGAAGTGGATGTTATGTGTTAATTAATTGATTGGAGAGAAAACCATGATTAAAAGAAAAGGACAGATAGTTCCTAAATATTTATGCAGAAGCATAGAGAAAAAGGCTCAACATCTGGTTAAATTTGGTGCTGATGTTGAAATAACCGGAAAAACAATAAAGATGCTAACTGATGGGTATGCTATTTGTATTCCAGACGTTAAGCATGTGTTGAAAAAGAAGAACCAGAGAACTGTAAAAGGGTTTGTTTGTGAAGGGCTAACGCTGATTGGGTACAGAGAAACATAACCTTTTAAATAAGCGGGCGCGGCTGTTTGCGCTCCGTTTGATTTTGTTGTTAGCAGTGAAATAGCGAGGCACAGCATTATGATATGTAACACATGCAAGTTTAAAAGCGATTGCCAGAAAGCAACTGAAAACGGTAATTGTAGATATTACGAAAAACAAGAGGGTACGCCCATTAACGAGCACCCTCTAAAAAATGAAATTATAGATAAAATTAAAAGTGGTGAAATAGTTTTTAGCTAATTCCTGCTAACACGTAATTACGGAGCGCTTGCGTCTCCGTTAATGAGGGTTATGAACTCATCGGAGCAGTTAAATAGAGTTTATGTAGTAATATAAATCTAAAGCTTAACTAGAGATAAGAAAATGAAAACAATACAAGATACAGAAAACCTAAAACGCGCAGCTATCGAGGCCGCATTAAATACACTGGAAAGTCAAAAAGACTTTTTACTTAAAACTCCTGAATACCGTGAACGTATTTACGGACTAGACTATGAGTTAAGCGAGCATATGAGCGCGAGGTCGTAAAGATGTTAGATCAAGGGCAAAGGTTGTTAATAAATTTAAACGGTAAAAAGCTTGGTGTTTTATTTTCATTCCCTAGTTCTATAGAGGGTTTGCGTGAACACTATTCGGAATGTAAAGCCGAGATAAAAAGCTCAACCGAAAAACTAAACTCTACAAACTGGGATTTGTCCGATACTGGCGATTTAAGCTTATTAGAAATCCTACTTAGAAACGTTCGATTGGTACAGGCTCATATGAAAGATGTGGAGTATCACGCGAAGTTACTTAAAGGTGATATAGAGCCCAAGAAAGTTAACGTTGTAACCCCAGGTCAACTAGGCGATAAATTAGATTAGCAGAGGTTAAAATGACAAGTAAAACACCGCTGGTTTATACCGCAATGAATAATGTAAGTGATGCGCTTAGTGTTGGTATTGCCAAGAATAGCCAAAACCAACAGCAACGATATAAGTTCCGAGGTATAGACGATGTACTAAATCATTTATCGCCGCAGCTAGCTAAAAACAAACTGGTTATCACGCCGACAGCAAAAGAGCGGACGGTAACAGAAAGGAGCACAAAAAATGGCGGCATTTTGTTTTATGTAACATTGCTTATCGATTACGTTTTTACGTCAGTCGAGGATGGTAGCCAGCACGTTGTGACAGTTTATGGCGAGGCTATGGATAGCGCAGATAAAGCGACAAACAAGGCGTTATCAGCTGCTTATAAGTACGCTATGATACAGGCTTTTTGCATTCCAGTTGAAGGTATGCATGACGCCGACAGTGTAACGCTTGAGGTCTCAGGGCGTAACGCGCCGGACGCCAACGCGCAATCATGGATAGATGCTATAAATAACGGACAAACAACACTTCAAGAAATATCGGACGAGCAATATAGGAATTATATTTCTCAGTACGTAAAATAAAATCAGATACAAAACTAAACTTAAACAACTGAAAGAGAGTAAAGAAAATGAGTGTAAATAAAGTTCTTCTTCTGGGAAATGTAGGTAAAGACCCAGAGATTAGATATTCAAATGACGGAACAGCTTTCGCCAATTTAACACTGGCAACATCTGAGAAATGGAAAGATAAACAAACGGGTGAGCAGAAGGAAAAAACAGAGTGGTCAAACCTTGTTTTTTCTGGTCGATTAGCTGAGGTTGTTGGTCAGTATGTAAAAAAAGGCTCTAAACTTTATGTTGAGGGCAAATTGAATACGCGCAAATGGCAAGACCAGCAAGGTCAAGACCGATACACCACAGAGATTAAGGTTTTAAGCATGGAGATGCTAGATAGCAAGCCTGCGAACCAAGGAACGCAACAGCCTGTTAATCAAGCCTTCCAACAACCACAACAACAAGGCGGCTTTAACCAGTCGCCACAGCAGCACACAGGCGTTAATCAGGTGCAACAATCACCGCAACAATGGCAGCAACAGCAAGCGGGATTTCAAGGAGGTCAACAGCAGATGCCGGGAAAGTAAACCCGCAAGAGCCGTCAATTGATTTTGATAATTCAGACATTCCGTTCTGAGGAATAGTATCGCCGCTCTATATGGGCGGCAATAACACGTATCTAATGCGCAAGCTCGCGCAGTCGCATTTAGGAAGGGTTATTTACTCAACTAAAATAAATACGAAATAATTGCATTTTATACTTGATTATATGAAATAGTTGCGTATAATGAGTATCAAGAGTTGAGAAACAAACCAAACAAAAGAGAGAATATTATGTTAGAACTTAAATTAAAATGGGAAAACTTAATCAAAGCTGAAACGGGTGCTAATGCAAAAGTTAACTTAGTTGGTGAAGATAAGATTCAAGTGTTAGTTTCTGGTGATAAGGTTTTTGATGTTTACAATTTATTCTTTGGTAAGAATATTGAAATCCTAGAAGATGGCTTGTTAGTGGCGCTATAAGCGCCAAAGGAGTAAATGAAATGGGTGAGTATTTTAATTATATAGAGCTTGGTGGAAAATATTATTTAGAGTATCAAGGCGAGTTCACAGGTTGGCAGCAAAGAGTAACCGAGCTAACAAGCGATCAATTTGATAGATTTTCTGATTTCATGTGTAAGCAACATGAAGATAAAAACAAGTTTTTAAAAGGGTTAGTAAATGAAAATTGTAGCGACAGTTAAGTTTATATGGGAAAACAGCCCAAACCCTGATCATTGGGTTATGAAGTTTGAGTCTAGGGTTTTTGATTGCGGGAGAAGTTTAAGCGATGTTCTTTCGTGGGCTAGAACTTATGATAAGTCGTTTACTTTTTCAGATATTGTTATAAGTGAATACACTGGGGCGTCAATATGAATCCATTTACGGCGGCGAATAACGGAGATTCTTACTGGTGGCAAAATCAAAGGAAAGATTTATATTCGGCTTTTGAAAAATCAAAAAGAACAGAAACAATAGAGGCTGCGGCGTTTGAGTATTTAGGAAGAGAGCCAAAGGTTGGAGATGTGGTTTCTATATGGGTTCACTCTGGCATTATGAATAAGTCTTTCTTAAAAACATTTGAGGTAAATTAAATATGGTAAAAGGTATATGGATAAGTGTAGATCATGACTTACCAATAAATGAGCTTGACGAGCATGATGGCAATGTAATCGGTGTTATTGCACCTCATGGCGATTTAAATGATGCCAGTGTTGAACTGGTTCATTTTGACGGTGAAGAATGGTACGACAAAGGCGCGAGAACTTGCACAGTTACACACTGGATGCCAATAAGCATAGAGTATTTGAAATGACAGCATCACAACAAGCAAAAGCTAATGGGCTTAACTCTCTTCGGCAAATGGCAGAGCTAACAGGCGTAAAAGAGCGCACTTTAATCAATTGGCACAAAGATAGGCCGCTATTATTTAAAGTTATTTTAACTGGATTAGCCGCTGAGCTTGGTTATGATTACAATAGTAACTAATTTAGAGGCTTTGAAGATGAAAAAAGAAATAATCATACACTGTAGCGCAACGCCCAATGGAAGGCCGCACACAGCAGAAGATATTCATCGATGGCATACGGAGCGCGGCTGGTCTGGTATTGGTTATCACAAAGTTATCCGAACAAGCGGTATTGTTGACGATGGAAGGCCAGAATATTGGCAAGGCGCACACGCCAAAGGTCATAATAAAAACTCTATTGGTATCTGTTTGATTGGTACAGATGAGTTTTCAAGCGCTCAGTGGTCGTCTTTAAAAGCATTAATTGAATGTTACAAAGAAGTTTACCCGGGCTGTAAAATAATTGGCCACAACGAAGTAAGCGACAAAAAGTGTCCGGGCTTTGATGTTCAAGAGTGGCTTAAGCGGGAGCAAATATAATGAGTTGGAAAAAAACTTTAAGCGCTATTGCGCCGACACTGGCAACCGCTTTAGGTGGCCCTATTGCAGGAACTGCCGCTAAATTTATATCTGATAAGTTTCTAGGCGGTGAAAGTGTTAGTGAAACTGATATTGAGCAGTTTGTTTTAAACGCTAATCCAGAGCAGTTATCTGAAATAAAGAAAGCCGACCATGAATTTAAGTTGCAAATGGAAAAGCTCGGCGTAGATGTTTTCGCGCTTGAAGTTAAGGATAAGGAAAGCGCTAGAGAGCATAACAAGCAATCGTCTATGCCAGCGGTTTTGTCTGTGTCGCTAACTGTTGTCATAGGGCTGTTGCTGTATGCTTTGTTTTATATCGAGCCGCCACAAGGCGCTAAGGAGCCATTGCTAATAGTTTTAGGGATGGTTGTAAAAGAATGGTCAAACGCTATGCACTTTTGGTTTGGCACAACTAGATCAAGCCAAGACAAAACAAAGCTTATCAAGTATAATTAACTAACCATTAACAAAGAGAGGTAAATAGTATGACATCAGGTGACGGCAAGAAGCGCACACAGAACAACGAAGAAGAAAAAGAGCAAGAGTAGCTTTCTTCATGTTCGACGCAAAAACAACTATATGCATAATTTTGTTTTGCATGTTGTTTGTAAGAAAAACCCGCAAGGAGTGTTTTATTCTGCTTTGCGGGTATTTTTTATACACATATTTTATTAAAGACCTTAGCGCCAATTTTTATTATTCCATTACTGCGCTGCTTAATTTACTTATAGGCCTAGCTGTTTTTCGGCTTAACTTACTTGTCTCGGCATGCTCTTATAGTCTAGTCTTAGTCAACGTTTATGGCTATTGGCTTTGGTACAGTTATCAAGAACCTACATTGTATGATAATATATCCCTAACAATACTAACAACTCAACTGGCGCTTATAGTGCAGAAAGGCTTGCTAGATGGAATTGGAAACAATAGCAAACATAATGTGGCTGAGCCTTTTGGCGCTTTTGGCTTTCAACAGAATATTAAAATGCGTAAGAACCGCAAAGCTAAAGAAGATAATCAATGAAAGAAGAGTTAAGGCAAACGACAGAGGCGATAGCTAGTCACCCAAAAACTGCGGTGGCTGTAGCGGCTGGGGCTAACTTTAATTCGTGGTGGCTGAGTTGGGGTAGTCCGATTGTTGACGCCGTAACTTCTATTCTTGGTATAGTGCTTGTTAGCGTGTTGATACGATATCACTGGCAGAACACGAAAAAGATAATTAAAGAAAATAACCAGGAAAGTTAAGGTCACTCTATACGTATTAGACGAGATTTAATTTAAATAGGCAAGTTATGGCTGTTATAATCGTTAGCAACCAAAGCAACATAGCAAAGGGCGAAATAGTCACTATTGTTGAAGACTCTCACCAATTTACACATAACGAGTGTATGGCTGAGTGGATAAGTAAAGGTAATTCACCACAAGCATGGTTTAGAACCTTTTCTCTTGTTAGAGTTGCAGATAAAACAAAAGCAGAGCTAGAGTATCTTACCGAGCCACTTTATAACAACGCTACAGCAGAGCGAGAAATTTTAAATATAAGAAAGTGGTTTTTTATCGAACCGCCAGAGCAATCCCCGCATTACATCGACCTGTTAGACAGTGGCGAAGTTTCAACCATGTTTGAAGAGTGCCTTCCTTATCTTCGAGAGCGTACGTAATGCCCACGCAAATAACAAAAACAGTTAAGCCTAGCGGCGGTGACTATTCGTTGCTCAGTACGGCATTAGCGGCTGTGCCTGTTGACTTAATAGCCGCAGACGAGCAGTGGACGATAGAGTGTTACACATTTGCTGGCGGCTTGGATGATAGTGTTAGCATTAGCGGGGATAATAACGCAGACTCAACAAGGTACTGGGAAGTGGTAGCAGCATCAGGACACGAGTACGATTATGCAACTGGTGCAGGATTTAAGCTGGATTATCAGGCGCAGGCATCTGGAGGTACTTTTTTCGCATCAACTAACAGTGATGCATATTTTAAGCTGAAAAATATCGGCATATTTAGATCAACAGTTACGAGCCAAAAACCTTTGCAGACATCGGCTGATAATATTGAAATAACAGGTTGTACTATATGGAATAATAGTGGATCTAGAGTTGTTATGGATTTAGGATTGGTTAATGACTCGACTATAAATAATAATTTAATTATACAAGCTGGTACATACGATTGCGTCAGGTTGGATAGAGTATTTTCTGGCACTTTATTTCAGAATAATACAATTATATCGCTGGGTGGTGGCGATGCGTTTGAGCCTGATACAACTACAGCAGGGGTGTTAAAGAATAACTTATATATTGGTGGCGGTGGTTTTAATTCAAACGGTAATATATGGGATTCAGCTAGTGATTATAACGCATCTCAAGACAATACAGCGGTCGGTGGTAATTCACTGCAAAACCGCACAACAGCAGATTTAGTTGATTACGCTGGGGGAGACTATAGAACAGCGGCAAGTAGCGCATTAGCTACAGCGGGCGAAGGCGGAACGTTTATCGGTTTTGCTTTAGAGAGTGGAGGCTCTGGCGAAACCATCGTTCTTGATAGCGGCTCTTACCTTCTCAGCGGTACAGATCTAAATCTTATAGCATCGTTAAATATATCTACGACAACAGGCAGTTACACACTAACTGGCTCTGATGCGAATTTAATAGCGGCATATAAAGAAATTGCTAACACTGGAAATTACACACTAACGGGAACAGATGTCACTTTAGTATACACTCCCAGCGGTGGTGGTGAGTCTATAACTCTAGATAGCGGAACCTATTCGATGGTAGGTCAAGACAAAACACTGTCCGCTAATTTTGTTCTTAATGCCCAAGCTGGTAGTTATCAGCTGTCAGGAACAAACACTCCAATTAAGTATAATGGTAGTATTCATGTTGATAGCGGTTTTTATAGCTTAACTGGCAGTGATTTAAGTCTATATTCTAACTATGTTATAATTGCATCAACAGGTGATTACGAATTAACGGGTTCACCTGTAACGCTTAGGTATTCTGGTGATGTTTTTCAGAATATCGGCGCGGTCACTGCTGGGTTTGCTGATAGCGGCATATCGACAGCATTTAAACAGGACTCTGTAACAGCAGGGTACAAAGCAAATTCAATAACAGTGAGATTTAAATAATGGCAACATATCAAAAATACGATAACGCTATAGAAGATGTTTTTAATAAACAGCATGACTTCGGCGCAGACGTGTTTAAGTACGCACTAACGAACACAGCACCAACACCAGCTACTGATAATGCACTAGCAGACGCTAACGAGATTTCAGCGGGTAATGGTTATACTGCTGGTGGTGAGGTAGTATCAATTACTAGTGCAACTCAAACAGGCGGCGTGCTTTCGGTTGTTCCGACTGGCGATGTTGTTTTTACTGCTAGCGGTGGCTCTATTGGGCCTTTTCGTTATGTAACATTTTATAATTCAACTCCCGCTGGTGGTAAATTAGTAAGTTATTATGACAGAGGCGCAAGCGTAACTCTTTTAGACACTGAAACGTTTACTATTGACGTTGGCGCAACTCTATTCACAGCAAGCTAAATATAAAGGCAAAACATGGCAAACTTAACTGCTAAGCAGGAAAAGTTCGCAAACGAAGTTGTTTTAAATGGTGGCGACAAAGTTGCGGCTTATAAATCCTCTGGATATAGCACTAACATGAAGTCAGACGCAATAAGCGTCAAGGCTGATGAAGTGTATAACAACGGTAAAGTCTCGGTAAGAATAGCTGAGTTACAGAAGATAGCAGACGAAAAGGCCAAAGAGGTCTTTTCTATCAGTGTAGAGCAGCGCTTGAAGTGGTTAAACGAAGTTGCTAATGCGGGACTGTCGAAATACATAGATCCAGCCGGAAATGAGCGCAGAGAGAATCTAACTGCAGTTACCGGCGCAGTTAAAACAATGAATGAAATGCTAGGTGTTTCAGATTCTACCGGAGGCACTAAGCCCGTCAAAGTTATAGTTGGTGTGGTAGATGCCTCTTAATTTAAATGTCCCTCAGTTTGAGTTTTACCAAATGGATAAGCAATTCCGAGCTTTTGTGGGAGGTTATCGGAGCGGAAAAACTTTTTTGGGCTGTGTGAGATTGTGCGCCCTGTCTTTGGAATACCCTAACATAAGGCTTGGCTACTTTGCCCCTACCTACCCTCAAATAGCTGATATATTTTACACCACTATAGAGGAGGTCGCAGAGCTTTTTGGAATGGACTGTGAAATAAAGACAACATCAAAAGAGGTTACGTTGAGTTATTGCGGTGATGTTCATTCAGTTATCAAGTGTCGCTCAATGGAGCACCCATCAAGAATTGTAGGGTTTGATATTAACCACGCGCTTATCGATGAAATAGACACGATGAAGATAAGCAAGGCTGATGCAGCATGGAAAAAGATTGTGGCTAGGCTTTCGTCAGCGGGCTTTGATGAGCAAAGATTATACGACGAAGATATGAACGCAGACTTAATCATTGAGGCGCTAGAAGAGAACACGGTTGATTTCACCACCACGCCAGAGGGGTTTGGCTGGATTTACGATTTATTTGTTAAGCAGTTGTCGGAAGATAAAGACCTGCAAAACTATTATGGGATAGTTCACGCTTCAACGAGGCAGAATAAAAAGAACCTACAAAAAGGTTATATAGAATCTCTGTATGCGACATACCCTAGTAATTTAGTTGACGCTTATATAGACGGGAAGTTTGTTAACCTTAAGGGCGGCACGGTTTATTCGATGTTTGATCGCTCAGTTAATGATTGTGATGCCGAATGGAACGGAAAAGAGCCACTGCACATAGGCATGGACTTTAACGTATGCAATATGAGCGCGGCTATTGCTGTTGAACGTAAAGGCGCTCTTTATTTTGTTGATGAAATTACAGGCTCCTATGATACCCCTTCAATCATAGACACAATAAAAAGTAGGTATCAAAACTGCCAAATCAATATTTATCCTGATGCGAGCGGGAAAAATAGAAACGCCCAAGGCGCTAGTGAATCATCTATTCAGCTTTTAAGGCAAGCTGGCTTTCGGGTTCACGCACCAAATAAAAACCCATTTGTTAAAGACAGGGTTCTATCGGTAAATACAGCTTTTGATAAGCAGAGAATTTTCGTAAATGTATTAAAGTGCCCAACAATTTCATCAAACTTAGAGCAACAGGTTTACAATCAGGCGGGAGAGCCGGACAAGTCTGCCGGAACGGACCACACAAACGATGCAGTGGGCTATTTAGTGAATTACAAGCAACCTGTCAATCGCCCTGTAACACAAGTTAGACGCTTGGTAGTGTAAAGGTTATAATACGAAAAACTAGCGGGTTAAGCCTGCGTATATTTTTGATAAGGCTTAATAATGACAGTATCAGTACATAGAAAAGAATACACAGACGGGTTAGATGATGTAACCAAAAATCGCGACGCCGTAAAAGGTGAGCGAGCAATCAAGGATAAGCGCACGGATTACCTGCCGCCACTCCCTTCTATGTGTTGCACATACCGACAAACCGAAAACGGCAGCCAAGTTATACAGGGCAGCACTATCACTGGTGAAGGTCTAGCAAGTTATAATAAGTATTTATCCCTTGCCTATTTTTATGGAGCTAGTGGTCGTACTGTAGATGGGCTGACCGGGCTTATATTTTCCAAACAGCCAGAAATGGAAATAGATCCGCGTGTTGAATATCTCATTGATAACGTCGATGGCAAAGGCAATTCTTTACGCAAGCAATCACAAAAAGCGTGTGAAGAAGCTTTTATTACGCCTAAATCTGGCTTATTAGTTGATTATCCGAATGTCTCACAGCCCGTATCGGTAGCCGATGCTGAACGATCAAACCTACGCCCGAAAATACTACACTATAACTATGAATCTATCGTTAACTGGCATTATGACGTAGTAGACAACCAACAAAAGCTAACATTGGTTGTGTTAGCAGAGCAGCGAGAGACATTAGTCGATAGATTTAAAATCGAGTATGAGACCGTTTATCGCGTATTGGAAATAATCGAGGGGAACTATTATCAATCTGTTATCAATGAGTCGGGAGAAGATGTAGAGCCTCAAGAATTGGTGCTAGTTAACGGCTCACCTGTAAATGAAATTCCTTTCTTCTTAATCGAGGTAGGCTCGCAAGATAAATCAATCATTAATGATTTAGTTGATGCTAACTTGTATCACTATCGTACTTTTGCTGATTACGGCGGTAAATTACATTATTCGTCATTTGTTATTTATTACGAGACAGGCGCTATTGATGGTGATCAAAACATGGTCATCGGTAACGGTGTTAAGTGGTCTAATCAATCAACAGATGCGACTTTTGGCGTCTTACAGCCAGACGGTAACGCAGATTCGCATATGATGGCCCTAAAAGACATGGAAAATCGCATGGCTGCTTTAGGTGCTGAAATGCTCAAGCCTAGAGGCAGTGCGGCAGAGTCGGCAGAAGCTAAATCACTCGACCAGGTAGCGCAAAACTCAACGGTTTCTAGTGTTGCTATCAATGTATCAGAAGCTTACGAAAAAGCGCTGGATTTTGCTTTACGTTGGATGGGTGGAGAGGGTGAAAACGTCTATCATCTATCAACTGACTACAACCCTAAAGGATTAGCTGGTAATGATTTGACAGCATTAGTAAACGCTTTACAGCTAGGCGCGATTTCTTACGAAACATTCTACGAGAATCTTCAAAGAGGAGGTGTTGCAAATCCTGAGCGAACTATTGAAGATGAGCAGGCGCAAATACAAGGCGCTGAGCTAGGGCTTGAATAGTGGCTAACCAACAACTAACAGAATCAAGTAGCCGTCATGCTGTATATGTTCAGCGTGTTGCTGGTGGTTTAGATGACGAGTTTCTACCCTACCTTGAGAGATTAAAAAAGGATGTTTCATCTTGGATTGTGCTTAATGATTGGGATCAACTAAGACAGCGTGACTTATTGCGCGAGCTTACATCCATTCAAACCGAAATCTATAACGAATATAACAAGCAGTTAATCCTAGACTTAGGCGAGGTAGGATTAAACGATGCTAAATGGCAGCAAAGACAAATAAAAAGCGTTTTACCTGATGATTTCGACCACTTAGTTACAACGCCACCCAAAAGCGCAATTATCAGCGTGATCAAATCTACGCCGCTTGTGTTCGAGGATGCCAACCAGGTTAAGTTGTTGCAGCCGTTTATTCGGGACTGGTCTGCAAGTGAAATAAATCGAGTTAACGGGATTATTCAAACGGGCTTTTTAACAGGACAATCTAATAGAGAAATCGCAAAGGCTGTTGCGGGTAAAGGTGGCTATCTAGATAAACAGGTAAGGCAGCATAACGAAACATTAGTAAGAACTGCAGTTAATCATACCGCAACAGTGGCGCGTGATGCTGTAATGAAAGATAACGACGATATTATTATCGGTTATCGTTGGCTTTCGACTCTGGACGGGCGCACTAGTGATATTTGCCGAGGGCTAGACCAGCAGGTGTTTAAGACTGATGACGACTACCAACCGAAGCCCCCGGCGCATCCTGGTTGTAGAAGCACCACAATCCCTGAGATTAATCCTGACTTACAGCCCAAATCAAAGCGCGGTAAACGTGGCAGCAGCGGTGATGAAGGTAGAGAACCAGTAGGCGCTAATACAACCTATTACGGATGGCTGAAAAAACAAACCGCACAATTCCAAGATGAGACTATTGGGCCAACTAGAGGAAAGCTGTTGCGTAATGGTGGATTAACCAGCGAAGAGTTTAGAAGATTATCAACTGATGATAAGTTTAGACCGCTTGATCTAGAATCCATGCGTAAAAAATCGCCTGAAAGTTTTGAAAATGCCGGTCTTTAGGTGGCGACTGAGTGTTTTAACACGAAGTCAATTTTAGCTTCGTTTGTCGTATTTCACTATTATCAAAATAAGACCAACCAAAGCGACCGCAATAAAAAGCAAAGAAGAGGCGATTACACCGTAAATAAAGCCATCCGCCCCTTGCTCGTTAGGCATATAAACCCAACTAAACAACCAGCAAGTTATGCTAAAAGCAATCAGTAATGCGGTTATTTTCACCGTTTTCATTGCATCCCTTTTATCCTATGTCGTATTTAATTTCAGATTTAAGGTGTATAGTAAATATATCTCTTTCAGAGCAGTAACTAATCTCTTCTATCGCGTAGTCTACACCAAAAACCTTTATTGTTTCTCTAGATTCGAGTTTCCGCCTTATTTTCGACTCTAAAGCACAACAACCAAACTGTATTATCATTTTCATTTTATCCCCTTATATGATTTTAGCTAATTGTTTAAGCTCTTCCGCTAAATCTAGCGCCCGCTCTTTTGTTGTTCGACTAAAGCACCTCTGTTAATATACGCCAGTTTTTTAATGTCATTCCGTCGAATTCAGCCTCAACAGGTTTTCCGTTTAATTGATCAATCGAGTTGCATTTTGCATCCCTCAACAAGTCGCTAACAAACCGCATAACCTCATCATAGCCTCTGCTGCGGTCTTCTTCTGTCCATTTGCAGTGCTCTGTATGTTTTACCTGGTTAGCGTCCCAAGATGATTTATTATCACCACAGCCCCAGCCATTACCACTAATTGTAACTGTCAAGCCTAAGCAAGCGTCCTGATAACCACCAAGACCAAACTTTACATTTTCTAATTTGCCCAGTTTCTTTTCCATTTCAATCTCCTGTTTTTAACGAGTATAAACCTCAGCTTTTAATTAACAAATCCGATCAGTTAACTTAAATATCGACCAGAAGAAAACCAGTCTGATTTTATTTTCTCGGCGTGCGTTAAGCATTTTAGCATGGTGTCTGCCTCTCCTTTCTCGGTTAGAGGCATCCCTTCTGGAAACATCCATCCGCCCAGTGTTGTTGTTTTTTTAGCGAATAAAAAGCGGCTCACCTTTTTGGTCGAGAATGGGACTTTAATCTTTTTGTGGTAGTAGTGATTAAAGTTGTGAGGATTGCACGTAACTACCGAATAAACATCTCCCGCATGAAAGTCGCCATATAAAGACCTGCCATGCTTATCGTAGTAGCAAGTATCCATTGAACCGTGCTTTATTTTCTCGTCTTTGTAAATAAGCTCAAGAATCATTCTGATTATGTTGCGCATATTCTAACCCTTTATTTAAGTGTATATACCAGATTATAGCCGCTACTTAGGTTTTTATCAAAAGTGTTAAAATATCAACAATCCATAACGGATTAAAACTCTAAGAGTTAATCAAATACCTAAGGTGTGCACACATGTTAAAAGGAATCGAAAACATTGACCTAACTGCTGATGATGCGGTTGATCAAATAAATGCGCTTGCTGCTGGTTTGGTGAGCAAGAAAGATGAATTGAAAGACTTACTTGCAAAAGCCAATACTGAGGCGAGAAAAGAGCGTATAGGTGAAGCTTCTGCGGCAGAACTTGAACGTCTTCGGCAGTTTGAAAAAACAGCTTTACGCTCACAAGAAGAAGAAAAAGGAAATTACCAAAAAGCGCTAGATATGGCGCAAAGTGATTTCACAAAGCAGCTTGAATCGTTGCAATCTCAACTCCAAGAGAAAGAGAGTGCGCTAACTAAGCTGTTAATTGATGATGGACTAAATAAAGCGCTCGACGGGGTGAATGTTAATCCATCGTTAAAAGCTGGGGCGGAGGCTATACTCCGTTCACAAGCGCAACTTACCGACGGCAAAGCTATGATCGGTGATAAGTCACTAAGTGATGCAGTACAAGAGTGGGCTGAATCGGATGCGGGCAAAGCGTTCTGTTTAGCACCTAACAACTCAGGCGGCAACGCCAACGGTGGCGGAACTAGTTATTCGTCAAACAAAAAATTTAGTGATTATTCATCGGCTGAGCTTAGTCAAATTAGACAGACAAAGCCCGAAGAATATCAAAGATTATTAACAACGAGGTAAGTTATGTCTACTTTAGCTAACATTATTGATGTAACCGTTTTTCAGGATTTACCAGCGGTAGATTCACCAGAAAAAACGGCATTTTATGAATCTGGCGTTATTGTTCGCAATCCGCTTTTAGATTCTTTCGCAATGGCTGCGGGTAAAACTGCGGAGTTACCATTCTGGAACGACTTGGACGCAAGCTCAGAACCTAACCTGTCAGATGATACAGCAACCCTAGCCACACCTGACGAAATCTTACAAGGCGAACAAATCGCACGTAAGCTTTTTGTTAACAATGGCTGGAAAGAAGCTGATCTTGCTGGTGAACTGGCTATGGGCGGAACAGCTATGGAGCAGGTACGCGCAAGAGTTGATACTTATTGGCGTCGTCAGTGGCAGCGTCGATTAGTTGCTGCAACTGTTGGCTTACTAGCTGATAACGTGGCTAACGACTCAGGCGATATGGTATTTGATGCGTCTATTGAAGATGGTGATAATGCAACGGCAGCTAACTTGTTTAGCCGTTCAAACTTTACCGCCGCAGCCTTTACGCTTGGTGATATGTTTGATGTAACTGGTGCTGTTGCTATGCACTCTGTTGTGTATAAACGTGCTGTTGACAATGACGACATTGAGTTTATCCCTGACTCACAAGGCAACATGACCATCCCGACTTATTTGGGTAAGCGTGTTATTGTTGATGATGGTATGACCGTAGTTGCTGGTGGCACTTCTGGCTTTAAATACACCACTATCTTATTCGGTGCTGGTGCGTTTGGCTGGGGTGAAGGTATGCCTCATATCCCTACTGAGATTCAGCGCCAAGAGTCTGCTGGTAACGGTGGTGGTATTGAAACGCTATGGAGTCGTAAAACTTGGTTATTGCATCCGTTTGGCTATCAGTTCACCTCTGCATCTGTTGCGGGTGTTTCGCCTACTCTTGCAGAGTACCAGAACGCCGCTAACTGGGATCGCGTAATTGAACGTAAGAATGTTCCATTAGCCTTCTTGGTAACAAACGGCTAGATAATGCCCAAGTAATAAAGAAACACCCTAGCGATAACATCAAAGGGGTGTTTTTTATTATCCGCTGTTTAATGTATAATCAGTAAAAAGAGAGGTGCATCATGTTTACACAAAAAGACTTAATCCAATCAGCACATAAGATTGATCAAAACATCAAAGCTAAGGCCGAGAATAAAACTAATGTTGTAACAAAGAAAAAGCCAGCGACTAAGCGCAAACCTAAAAAAGAGAGCGCTTAATAATGCCTTTTAGAGACGATCAACAATACATAGCGCACGAGGTAAGGCGTTCACGTATAGAGCGCGCTGCTGGCTCGCTTGGTGCTGGGGTTTATGCTGGTGGCTCTGCCGTTGCTGTTTTTGTTGGCGACGGTTACGCAGGTGTTACAAATAACCATGTTAAGTTCCAGTTTTTCGTTGAGTCACACAACCAGACACAGCGCGGGCTTGTTTTACAGGGTAACAGCTACACGGCTGCGTCAACATTCAGAAATCTAACTTTTAAAATACAGTCAGATGATACCATGCAGGTTCAATGGCGAAATTCTGGCGGAACTAATAACAACATAAATACAGCCGTTGTCCCTGTCGGTGTTTGGCTTTCTGTTGAGTTTTACATCGATGGAAACAATTATGAGCTAAAAGTAGATTGGGACGCTAATCAAAGTGGTGTTAGTGATTATAGCCCTGTTTATGCTGGCGGCGATTGGCGCATACTGGATGACGGTACAGCGTTAAGCACCGGGGTAAAAATAACGAAAGTGCGCTGGTTTGCTGGTGGCAATAAAGCGTTAGCCTGCAATTGTGATGAAGGCGCAGGCAATACGTCTATTAACTACGGCATCATTGGCAATGGCTCTATTGTTGGTGGAAATATTCACGGGGTTTACAATGGCTAAGAATGATTGGTATCCGTTAGGCGGCAACGGCGGCATACCGTCTGATATGGTTAACGAGCAGGCCATAGGGCTTCGACGCTTAAAAGTCACCAATATAGACCGCGCAGAAGTTCAAATTAATCGCGGCGATTATTATGTCCAGGGTATTTATAGGCCATTAGTTCCTGTTGGAGATACGACTTACTACGTCGTTGAAGCGATAAATAAACCGATTATTATAGAGGATATACAGTTAGCCTTTGATTTTAGCTCGGTTACACAGGGTCAATATTCATATCTTTTAGAGGCTTATGTTGGCAGTTCTGATGGTAACACTTGGGAGGCTATCGGCGGCGGAATAGCGCCCTTAGGTCGTCCGCTTAACGCTGCATACATCAACAAAGTGTCTGACGGGGTAATCAGGACGGGGTTTGACTCGGTTGCGGCGGCTGGAATCCCTGACTACCCGATACAGTTTGTTGAGTATTACGTCGATACTCAAGGTAATCGTGAAACAATATCAGATACAGGCGCTAGCCTTTTTGAAGGCGATAGGGAAATAATTATCCCGCCTGGCGAGTCGGTTTTATTTACTGCTATTACAGGTGGTAATGCGACCGGAACGGCTGACATTCGGGCTAATGTTTTTACTTCTGAGTTTGAAGCGGCAGTATTAGGATTTTAAGATGCAAAATTTAGTAATACCAAACAAAGACAATAAAGTTGTTTACGTATTCGCAGGTGTAGACCTTCAAATAGCAACCGATATACAAGTCACTTTCGGTTCAGAGGTTTACACGCTACTACTAAACCCTGATGTTGTTAGTATTATATCTAATACAGAGTTAGAGCTAGATTTATCTTCTACCTCAGAAGTTGGTAAGATTTATTCAACTGTAACTTATTTCGATGGTGGCAGTGTTAACGGTACTGACATTACAAGCCGAGAACTGGGTAATTCAGATAAAATCGTTGTTGCTATCGGAACTCAATTGATTATTGAAGATGGTTCAATTGTGCCTAATGCCAACTCTTACGTAACAGATGAAGAATTTAAGCAATACGCCGATTTAAGGAATAAAGATATTCCAGCGACACAGCCAGACCGTGAAGCTTTATTAATTAAAGCGATGGATTATCTGGCGAGCAAAGAAAGTAAAATGCAGGGTTATAGAGTTGATCCAGTAAATCAGTCTTTACCCTACCCAAGAAGCGGTGTTTATCTTTATTGCACTATTGTCCCTAATAACGCAATCCCGCAAAGCTTAAAAATAGCGCAGATTGAAGCGGCTCTTGCGGCTAAAGAGAATGACCTGTTAGTTACTACCAGCTCACAGAATGTCGCAAGTGAAAAACTAGGCGACATGGAAGTTAGTTATTTTTCTGGCGGCTCATGGGCTAACATTAGGTTAGATACTGTTGATGCTCAACTTAACCCGCTTCTGGTCGGCGGCGGCAACAGTAACATGATGAGGCGCGTGTAATGGCTGTAACACGTCAGAGGTTTAAAAACTTAGCGAGCAAATTCACAAATGACACGTTTGAGGATTTCACGAAGTCTTTTTCGTTTGAAGAGAAGACTTTAACGCCAGATGGACAAGGTGGGTTTACTTCCGACTGGTCAACATTCGTCACCATTAATAAAGGCTTTGTTAAAATCGAAAGTGGCAACAAGATCATTAGAGATGATCACGTTGATAGTGACTACCCGACAAAATTTAGCTTCGAATACGTTGCAGGCATCAATAATAAAATGCGTATCCGTTACAATGGCGAGGTTTACAACATTAAATCAGTTATACCAATCCAAGAGGCTGATGTTTGGATTGATGTAATAGCAGACAAAGCGGTTGCCACATGAGCGTTAAAATTGAAGGTATGGACGCACTAAAAGCTAACTTGTTAAAGTTCGCTATCGATACAGATAAGGCTGTTGATAACGCTGTTAGACTTACGGCTTTCGAGGTCCAAAAGACCGCTAAGGCTGATATTAGAACGCCCAGCGTGGGAACATATTATAAACGCGGTGATAAATTCCACGTAGCAAGTAAACCGGGTGACGCTCCAAACACCGATACAGGGCGTTTAATCGGCTCTATCAATGTTTCTCACAAGAAAGGCGATATGTTTGCTTATGTTGGTACTAACGTGGCATACGGCCTTTATCTGGAAACAGTAATGAACAGACCTTTTCTAGAGCCAGCAAAAGTAAAAGAAATGAAATTCTTCGGTGAAACATTAGAGCTAATGATAGATAAAGAAATTAAAGAGGCTGGCAAATGAACGAAGTATTCAAAGCTATTTACGACAAACTAACCGCCGACTTAAGTGTTAGTGTTTATGACCATGTGCCGCAAGATTTGCCCGAGTCAGACTATCCCTTTGTGCGAATCGATTACCCAAACTTAAACGACGATGACACAGATTTAGAATTAGCTTGGAGTGGTGACATTCAAATAATCACCTATAGCCGATATAGAGGCATTAAAGAAATAGCAGATTTAACAGATGCGGTGTATAACTCACTACACCGAATCAGCGACCTACAAACAACTAACTACACTATAAGTAATCTAGTACAAAGCTTTATCAGCACAGTAACCGAGCCTGATGGATTGACTCGGCATGGTGTGCAGCGATTTACTTTAGAGTTTGAGAAGGTTACTTAATCCCCTTATTCACTTCGTTAATAATCTCTCTAATTTGCTCAGGCGTGAAATATAGATTGGTTTTTAGATCTATGTCAGATTTTTTGCTGATTTTGCTTGTCAACCCATCAACAGCCAAACTAAGCAATTTATAACTCTTTCCGCCGTTACTGTGTTTATAGTACCAATCATGGCTATGCCTAATAAGTTTTAAAAACTCGTCTACTGTATAGCCTTTTTGATGTAGTGCGATTGTTATTTTATTGTGTTTCATTGCTTGCCCTATAAAACCGTATAACCACCCCATTATAGCGCCTAACTAGCAAAAAGCCTAGCTGATAAAATAGTCATGTTAATTAACAAAGAGGACATGACATGTCAGTAGGTATTAAAATCGCAGGTCGCGAGGTTACTGTAACCGTTGGCGGAACAGCTTTAGTAGGCCAGCTATCCAAAAATATTTCTTTCAATAACGAACCATTCGATACGACAGATGATGATGCGTCAGGCTGGACAGAGCTTGCAGCAGAAGCAGCGGTTAAATCGCTTGAAATGGGTTTAAGTGGGCCACTGAAGAACTTGGAAATGGTCGCCTTTTACTTTGGCGCTTCGCAAATGGCCGAGGTTATCTGGACTTTCCCTGACGGTTCAGGCTCAACAATCACGTTTGATGCGTTCTTAAGTTCAGTTAGTACAAGTGGCGAAAGCAACACAGGTTTCACATGGGAGGCTTCTCTAGCTTCTAGTGGTGCGGTTGCGTTTGTAGCGGGTACTTAATATGGGCTTGCGTAAAAAACTAGACCTTAGCTGGAAGGGTAAAGAATATCCTTTACTGGTTACGATGGAAGTTGTTGACCGTGTGGAAGATCACATCAATACAAGTCTTTTATCTGTTCAGCTATCTAAGGGTGATATTCGCTATTCTAAATTAGCTAAATTCGTTGCTTTAATGCTTAACGAAGCTGGTGCGGATGCGACACAAGAGGAAGTGTATTGCGAGGCTTTTAGTAATGGCTCTGCTGGCGTTGTAGAAATACAAGAAACAGTCGGCGCTATGCTATCAGCCTTCTTCCCTGAACAGAAAAAAAAAGAAAGCTCCGCAAAGACGAAACCGAAGGCAGTGAAAGCGGCTTAGATTTTACTGTTATTTATGAAGCTTTGGTGGGGCGGTTAAATATCGCCCCTTCGGAGTATTGGCGAATGACTCCGGCAGAGGCTTTTAATTTGCTTGAGCTTAACCGACCTAAGCACATCAACGGCATTCCAGAAGAGGATTATCATTCTATGATGGATAGACGGGAAGAGCTAGAAGCGCAAGGGGTTAATGTTCTGTAATGTCTAATTCAGTTATAGGCGCTTTAAGCGTCAAAATCACAGGAGACGCAGCCGAACTAAAAAGAGCGTTAAAAGAAACCTCTGGAAGTCTCGATGCTGTATCAAAAAAAGCCCGTCAAACCGCTAACGCATTTGGCAAGATGGGCGTTGCCCTTGGGGCGGCTGCCGCTGCTGCAAGTGCTGCAATAGTATCCGCAAACCTAAAAACAATCGACTCCTTAGCAAAGACCGCTGATAAGCTAGGTTTAACTACCGAAGCTTTACAGGGTTTGAGGCATGCCGCAGAGTTAACAGGTGTTAGCTCTCAAACTATGGACATGGCAATGCAGCGCATGACCCGTAGAGTGAGCGAGGCAGCGCAAGGCACGGGCGAAGCAGTAAAAGCGATTGACGAACTAGGCTTATCTGCTGAATCGCTCGCGCAATTATCACCAGACCAACAAATGCTTAAAATTGCCGGGGCAATGGAGCAGGTAACCTCACAAGGTGATCGCGTCCGTCTAGCAATGAAGCTTTTCGACTCGGAAGGTGTTTCGTTAGTTAATACACTGGCAGCAGGCGAGGAAGGCTTGCGCGGCATGATTAACGAGGTTGACGAATTAGGCGCGGCTATTAGTCGTTTCGATGCGGCTAAGATTGAACAAGCCAATGATGCTTTTACCCGAGGCACTTTAGCTGCTAGTGCGTTTGGAACTCAATTAACTGTAGAGGTCGCGCCGACGTTAACCGCTGTTGTCGATTTACTAACTGAAACGAGTGATGGAGCCAGTATTTTAGGCGTTACTGCTCAGAATGTGTTTAGTGGAGCAACTAAAGTTGTCAGTGTTTTCGCTGATGGCTTGCGCGGTATACACGTGATTATAAAAGCGCTTGAGGTCGGCTTGTTCGGCTTTAGCTCCATTATGTCGTCAACCATGAAAGACATTATGGGCGGTATTGATACGGCGATTGATTTTGCTTTAGAGTCGATCAATAAGCTGATTGCAGTGGCAAATACAATACCAGGCATTGATATTGAACAATTTGTTACAGGCGATAAAAGCGCGGTAACGCAGTTCTTTACCGATATTGCGGATGAAGCAACCTCAAAAATGAGAGAGGCGCAGGCAGAGTTAAAAGATTTATCTTTACAGCCTTTGCCGTCCGAAGTCATAGATGAGTTCATACAAAACGCTAATACGTTAGCAGATGAGAGAGCCAAGGCAACTGCTAAAGCAATCGAGCAGAAGCAGCAAGAGAAAACCGCACTTGACGAGATAGAAAACCAAGGCGGCACAGCGGTTGATCGTTATCAAGCTGAAACCGTTGGATTGCTCGAAGCTATGGGGATGCGCTTCACCTCAGTTGAGGAAATGCAACTAGCACAAAATGCGCGTGAAATGGAGCTTTTACAGCAGCAGTATGACAACAAGCTAATTAAAGAAGCAGAATTTCAAGACAAGAAAACAAAAATAGAAAGGACTAACCAAGAATTGCAGCGCAAAATGCTTGTATCTAGTCTTCAGCAGGGCTTTGAGGCTTTACGCTCTAATAGCAAAAAAGTCGACAAAGCCATGAAAGCGGCAGCAGTTGTGCAGGCTGTTATCAAAGGTAAGCAAGCAGCTGTTGATGCGTGGCAAGCTGGTATGTCTACAGGTGGGCCTTGGGCTCCAGCAGTGGCGGCGGCATATACAGCGGCGAGTATTGCAAGAACAGCTTCAATGATTAGTTCTATCAATTCGGGCGGCAAGTCAATGTCTGGTATGAGTGGCGGCGGCGGTATTCCGTCTGCGGGCGGTGGTTCATCCGCTGCAGCACCGCAAGCACCAACACAGGAGCCACAAGCTGATAGAAATGTTACAATAAACTTAACAGGTGATAGTATGTATAGCACCGACCAAGTTAGAAACCTAATAGAGCAGATTAACGGTCAAGTGGGCGATGGTCTGACACTTAACACAGGAACTTAAACAATGGCAATTATTAGCAAACCATCAAATGATGCGCAAGCTCCTAACGATATAACGGATAAGTCGGTAAATAATCCGGCTGTGCCGAATGCGCTAACAGGCAAGGCGCAGGCAGACCCAGCAGCACCTAATACATTAACTACTGAAAGCGTTAATAGTCCAGTCGCACCTAATAGCCTGACAACAGAATCGCAAGTTGGTCCTGCTGTACCTAATAGCATATCAAGCCAGTCGCCAAATAATCCAGTAGCTCCGCACTAGGTTTTAGTATGAGTATTATTAGCTTACCAGAATCAAATCCAGCGCCACCCAATGACGTTTCGCCAGTTAGTTTTAACAAGTTCTTTGATGCTAACGGCGAGCAAGTTTTTGTTTCTGATGGTCTAGGCGGTTACGAGCCTTTGCTTGTGCCATTGCAGTCCGTTGATGCTCCAAACTATGTTTCACCCGTAGCGCCCTCGCAGCCAATAATTCCAAACAACATAGTTCCAGCGCCAGCAAGGGATAACAGCAACAGGAATGCGCTAATAGGCTATGAACAACTGCTTGTTAGTGCTAACGGTGTAACACCCCCTAAAGCCTTGCAGCCAAACACCTATGAAAGATGGGTTGACAGCGCAGGAACAGCCACGGGTGTTTTTCAGTTAGCAACGGCATCAACTATTGATTACGTTGGTATAGCGGCGCACAACTTGTTTAGTGCTTCGGTAAACCCTCTTGAAATATACACTAGGTCAACTATTGGCGGCGCGTCAACATTGGTCGCCACTATCACACCCACAAGCAATAAAGCCATAATGCACGTGTTTGAAACACCTCTGGATAATGTGGCCGAGATAGTTATTTCAACAACAAGTGTTGGCTCAGGAATTGAAATCGGCGTTGTAATGGCTGGTAACGTATTGAAAATGGAGCAGCCTATATATGGTGGCCATAAACCGCAAGCTCTAGCGAGTAAAACAACCTATCAATCGACGTTATCTGATACAGGTCAATTTTTAGGTCGTACAGTTACCCGTAAAGGCACTGATACGCAATATAGTTGGAAAAACCTTACACCTAATTTTGTGTATGGTGAATTTGCGGATTTTATCGAGAGCGCTAAAACATTGCCTTTTTTCATTAAGTGGCGTCCTGATTTATTCGAAGATGCTGCGTATTGCCACACAACAGCAGATATAAACCCGACTAACCAAGGTGGCGGCAGTACGAGGATGCAAGTATCTATGAGCGTTAGAGGCCATGACGAATGAGTTATGAAGTTAAACGCGGTGAATACTCAAAAGAGCATATTAATGTTATTGAGCTTGAGGCTGACTATTGCGCCAACACGTTCGGTCTTGCGCCGTGTACCGCAACTGGTTCGGGCGATGCTAAATGCGTTAACACGTTTAATAACTGCCAAGACAAGAATAATTTTACTAAAACAACGAAGGTTTACAGGTTTTGCGAGGATAGAAGCCCGCATCCTATCGGTATCGATGCAATACCAAACTTATTAAGCGTTAATATCTCACCGACCACAATAGACTTAAAAGGCGGTTTAGGTGTTCGGGCATCTATTAATTGCACGTTTAAAGATCATCCTCATTCCGATATAGGTATTGATCCATATGTTGACGAGCGCACTTTTATAGCGAGTGAGCGCGGCTCATTTTGGACTAAGTGGCGAGCAAGAAACCCTAATTACCAGTTTAGAAAGATGCGCCATTTATCGGGCTACCTTGTTGATGGTGTTTTTGATGCTAACAACTTTATCACAAGGCATTATATTATTGACTCTGTTAATGTGTCAGGCGGTAAAGCGAGCATAACAGGTAAAGACCCGCTAAAACTTACGAGCAGTAAAAAGGCGCAAGCTCCTAAGCCTAGTAATGGCAAGTTAGTTAATCCTATAAACCCAACAGACACTAGCCTAACTTTAACCGCTGGTACTGGGGTTGAATATCCTACCTCTGGTAAGGTTTTAATACGTTCAGAGGTCATAAGTTATAGCGGGAAAACAGGCGATCAATTAACAGGACTGACAAGAGGCGAAAACAATACGGTAGCAGAAGATCACAGCGTAGGCGATACGGTTCAGCTTTGTTTAGAATACACGGCACAACAGGTTCATTTAATCGTTGAAGATCTACTGGTAAATTACGCCAATATAGACCCGTCTTATATATCTATAGGTTCGTGGCAATCTGAAATAGACACTTATTTAAGCGGATTGTTAAATGGGATTATCGTTAAACCTTTTGACGTATTTAAGTTGCTGCAAGAATTAGCAGAGGCTATGCCGCATTACTTGTGGTGGGATGAAAGACTAAACCAAATACAACTAACAGCACTCAAAGCGCCTCAAGCTGGATCTGATGTAATAGATATGGATGGCAATATAACTGCCGATTCATTCAGCACAAAAGATAAGCCGGAGATGAGGGTTAATACTGTCTACGTTAATTTTGGCCAGTTCAACCCGGTTAAAAAACTAGATGAGCCTGACAACTACCAGGCGACTTATGTAAGGGCTGATGCTGATAGTATAGCCAATTACGGATCTGACGAGGTAAAAGTAATAAATACCCGCTGGCTATCACAGAATAACGAGGCAGCAGCGAGACAGTTAGCCGCATTAATTGGTAGAAGGTTTGCCGATGTACCAAGGGAAATAGGCTTTAAACTTGAACCAAAAGACGGTGACGTGTGGACAGGACAAACAAGAACCGTAAACCATAGGGATATTGTTGATGACAACGGTCTGCCATTAAACACAGATTTTCAGATAATGAGTTCTAGAGAATCAGATTTGTTTGAATATAAGGCCTTGGAATTCACCTACGGCGGCTCTCTGCCGGAAGATGAAGGCGGCGGAGAGCCTGGTGTTGATCTTGTGTTTATTCCGGCTGATGCAACAAATATAAATCTGCGCACATTATACGATGCGCAATATCCAGCTCCAGACGCAACAACAATAGCCAAGTTTATTTTAGATAACGGGCGCAAATGCGGATCAACATCAACAGCAAGTTACGCGATTGATACTGGAACATGGCCAGCGGGGGCAGTAATTACCCTGCAAACAAACGCCAGCTCTGTTGCTGCCGGAGCTGGTGGTGATGGCGGTAACGGCAATGGGAATACAGCTGGCTTAGATGGTGGCGACTGCTTAATACTCAACTATGACTTAGAGCTAATCAACAATGGTATTTTAGGCGGTGGCGGTGGCGGTGGTAGCTACGGCGAGAACACTATTGCTGGCGGTGGCGGTGGTGCTGGCTACATTATCGGCTTAGGCGGCGTTAATGACAGCGCACCAAATTTAATAAGCAGCGTAGCACCAGAAGACGGTGGCACGCTATCTGGCGGCAGCGGTGGTGTCGTGACCTATGAGCCAATACCTACTGAGCCAGCGATAAGCACAGGCGGTAAAGGTGGCGATTTAGGGCAAGCCGGAGAATCAGTAGACGGGGCAACATCTGGCGCGGCTGGTGTTGCGATAAATCGAAACGGTTTCACATTAACGCAAACCGTACCGGGTGATATTCGCGGCGCAATTGTGGGATAATACGGTAAAATATTTTAGGGTGATCAACAATGGCTTATTTTAGTGACAGAACAGGCGTAAACATCGATAAAGTTTTAGATGTTAATGACGGCTATTTTACAACAGAAGATTTAATAAACTCAAATAACACACCATCATTAAATGATGTGATGAAAACGAATGGGTATACAACTCAAGGCGATGGCGGCGGTGCTCAATGGAAATTTACAGGCGTTACAGGTCAAACACCTAGTCAAAGCCCTCTACAGTTAGGGCTGGCATTAATAAATGACGCAGCCGGAAATCAATTTGAGCTTTTACCTAGTGATGCTGGTTACTACTTATCAACAGCGGTAGGATTTTCAGAGTCACAAGACCCTGAAGATAATACGTATTTACTGCAAGCTGCGGTAAATACATTGATCAATAATAATGGTGGAAGGCTGCACACACCAAAGGGTGTTTACCCTATGGCGGCTATATACGATCTAGATCGTGCATACTTGCCAGC